GAAAGTCTGGAAGCGATAGAGTTTTTTCATAATCGTCTAATATTTTATCCCAATATTGTAGTTCTTCTTTGGCTGGCTTATTCATGTTTTAATTTATCTTTCCATTGTGATTCTGATTCGTTGTATGGTAGTATTATATGATTGATTCCGTTTTTTTCACACCATTCAAGTTTTTGTTGATCTCTCTTTTTGGCTTTTAAAAAGTTTAACACAGTATTGTGATAAAATGGAACAAATTTAAAATGTTGTTCTCCATGAACTTCTATGCATGTTTTGATTAGAGGCAAATAAAAGTCCAAATATAAAGTCTCAGATCTTCGTAATGGTATAGGAACCTCTTCTAATATCTGCAATGTTGGAAATGATATAGTAATCAGCTTTCTAGCCTGTAGATGAAGAGAGGACTTATTCTGCAGCCTTCCCTTTGCAATATGTCCTGTTAATTGCCAGTTAATAACATTATTGTCTAAATCCACAATTGTCATTTTAATCCTAGTAGTTCTTTAACTGATTCGCTTATCTTTTTATATGCTTCATTATTTTCTACTAAAAACGCTCTCACTTTTTCAACACCTTGAAATTTAGGCTTATCTTCTAAACTAGGTATAGTATACCAAGCACCGCCTTTTTGAATTACGCCCAAGTCTGATGCTAGATTAATCAGTTCTGTGTGCTTGTCAATACCCTGACCATATCGTATAAAACTAGTAGCAGTTGCTCCTGGAGCACCTAATGCAGAACAAACAACTTGCCATTCTATCTCTTGGCCTATCTGAGTATTATCGGTTCCTACAACCCATGGCTTGAATGTTTTTGCTCGTAACTTGATATCGGTTTGGTATGCAATAGCCTGACCGCTCTTCTCCTTAAACTCTGCACCATATCCTGTTGGATTACCCATAAGATGTGTAATCCCAATTACAATATTTCTATTTACAGGAATTACATTTGCAATCTTACGACAAAATTTAGCTAATAATTTAGCACCATCTGCTCTTTGCATTTTATCCATATCACTGGTAATTTCAGCTTCTGTACACAAAGCAGAATATGAGTCTATAATCAAAACACATCCTGGTATTTCATTGATAATTCTTTCACCAATTTGTAGATATTCTTCACCATGAAGAATTTTGCCCTGTTGACTTCCGATAATATGGAATCTGGATAAGTCTAGTCCGGGTATTCCTTCTAGATCTCTTTTCTTTAATCTTCCTTCAATATTAAGATAGTATACTTGACGCCCATCTTTAAATGATCCATGAGCATACTCTTTTCTTTGTGCCGTTGCTGCAAAGTCTAATGAGGATGTTGTTTTGCCACACTTTGGTTGTCCTGTTAATACAACAAAACTTCCTTCTGGAATACCACCATTAAGAGCAATATCAAGCGATGGACTAACAGGAATAGTTAAGACTTTTTTATCAATTAAAGCATTACCAGATAATATAATTTCATCACCAAATTTTTTGATTACGTCTTCTTTTAAAGTTGTCATTATTCTAAATCCTTAAGTTTTGATATGATATTGGACTTCTGATGGTTATTCCTGAATGTCTTTTTTTCAGTTCTATCAAGCTCTTTTGATAAAATTGTATTCTCTGATTTGATCTTGTCTGCCATCTGTTCTATGATAGGCTCCAAAAATGGAGCACGCAAAGAATAGATTTTTTGCCCCTGATCACTTCTCAGAGCGTTTATTATAGCTTTAGCATCGTATTTTTTTAGAAGTTTATATGCTGTTGCTATTTGATCCTTATAATATCTTTCCCAGTATTTAGTAGTCCAAAATCTATAATGTAAATCCTTTTTATCTTTTTTTGCTTTACTTTCACAGATTAGTTCTGTGATATATTGAGCAGCCGAAACTGATTTGCCATTAGAGTACTTAGAAGCAAACTTATCCATTGTTTTTTGGTCTAAAGATTGCCTTGCTTGTTTGTGATGATGAAGTAAATTTTGCTCTATTTGCATCATGCTGTTCTGCTGCTTCCTTTGTCATAATGGCTACGTTGTTGATTCCCTTGCCAGAAGTTTTAGTAATCATTGGATTATTAACTGGTGAACTTGCTGTTGTTACTTGTTGCTCATTAGATGCTACAGTAAATTTTTCTATAGTTTTCTGTACTTGTTCTATATTCAAATCTAATTCTTCTGCGATTTTTTCATTAGTAAGACCTTGCGAATTAAGCCATCTTATCGCATATGTTTGAGTTTTGTTGATTCTAGCCATTTAAAATCCTTCCCTTTCTGCATTTCTAATCCATACAGGATTAAGAGTTCTTAAAAAAGTGATATACATATCGAATACTGGTTTGCTAACTTCCTTGAATGGTATATATGCTTTATCCTCATATAGTGTTGATTGCTTATTCTCTGAAAGAGGTAGCAATGGATTATAGAGATTTTTCATATTGTCTAGTTTAATCAAATATTTAATGGTACTATCTGGTCTTGATTTTGCCTTTGCTAGCACTCTTTGATCATTTTCTTTTTTAATTCTTGGATTATTTTCTTCATCAATAAAATCATAGCTATTAATGGTAGAGTAATAGTTATTAATATCTGATTGTGTTGTCTTTGAATGCTCATGTATAAATGAATTATTCATTATTTTCTTCTTTTTCGTTAGTGTCCGATATTGTCTGCAATAGATTACTTTCCAAGTATTCAAAAAATCTTCTCATATACTTTTTATAGTCTCTATTTGTTGGAACTGGTATGTGGAAGTTTTTTTTACACATCTCTTTCAATCCAATAATTTCTCCTTTGTCATTTTGAGATAATACATTACCAGTAATAGTAAATACTATTTCGTGTTGACAATCGATCAGTTTTTTTATACTTTCAGCTTCTGGTAAGTCTAATTCTTTCTGTCCTATCCATTCTTTAAACTTATCATCATCCATTGATTGGATATTATTAAGCTCTTTGATAAGATCAGGATCGATAGGAGATGCATTATTATCATTACTCATTTTATGTCCATTTAATTTTTGGTTGTTTTTTGAGCCTTGTCATGCCCTTTGGAAGAGACTTTTCTATTTCAGTATCTTTATATTCGTTATGTTTACGATTTAATTCCGCCTTTTGATCATCACTTAATCTATCTCTATTCCTATTTGCTAGGTCGCCCACCGTCTTTAGTTCTGAATCAGATTTTTTTACAGACGTATTCTGACTTAATACGTCATCTACATATCTTCTCTCTGACTCTTTTTTATTGCAATATATACAGGATGGGTCTGGAATATAATCTTTGATATAAAAGAACAGCTCAAAATCTTTTTTGCAGCTATTACAGTGGTATGAATATGTTGGCATACTATTTTAGATAGGACTCTGGAAGATACAATGACCACTCATCGGGAATCTCATGCTTTATTCTAGACAATAAGTGAACAACTGGCAAGTATTTATCCATCTTATCTGGAGTAAATGGAAAGTTTTTAATGGTCATATTTGCTTGTTTGGGGGTTTTATTCCCCTTTTTTCTATTGCATTTGATACAAGCAGTGGTTATGTTTGTCCAATTGGTTGGTGATCTATTATTATCCATCCATTTAGATTTAGGAATAACATGATCATAAGTTAGTTCTGATGGATCAAACTTTATATTACAATATTGACAAGTATAATTATCTCTAATATATATATTTTTTCTAGAGAAAACTACACTACTATTTGCTCTCTTAAAAAATCTTTTCGTCTTAGCAACTGCTGGGACAGGATATTTTTTACCACATGCCCCTTGAATAAAATCATTCTTATAAAAGTCTATAATTTCTATCCCATAAGATGGATTATCGCTATATTTAATAGACCATACCAAGGCTCTTTGCCAACCAATAATACTAAGTGGAGTATAGTCGGAATTTAGTAATAAGCATCTAGTGTTGTGTATTCCCATTTTCTAATTGATCAAGTCTAGATAATATTCTACCAATAATAGCGTTTCGCACTATGTCTGAACTATCTAGCTTTGCTACTCCTATTCCTTCTAATCCATCTAAAGATTCTATAATGTTTAAAAATCCACCCTGTAAATGCCTCGATAAGTCTGATTGATGAATATCTCCAGTAAGAACCATTTTGCTATTTTGTCCAATTCTGGTTATTAACATCTTAAGCTGATCATAAGATGAATTTTGACACTCATCAGCTACTATAAAACAATTATGAAAACTTCTACCTCTCATTAATCCTAGTGGAACAATTTCAATTTTATTATTTAACTTCAAAGAAGCATACATTGCTGGAGAGATAAAGTGATTTATTTCATCTATCAATGGTAATAAGTAGGGGTGAATTTTTTCTTCAGCAGAACCTGGGAGGTATCCCATTTTTTCTCCTGCTTCAACTATTGGTCTAGTAATAACTATTCTTGATATTTTATTATCTAATAGATATTCTATAGCCATCCCAATAGCTATATGTGTTTTACCACTACCAGCTAATCCTTGACAAAATGTAATAGTATTTTCTGCTACAGTCCTAATATATTCTTTTTGATTTTCGCTTCTTGGTTTTAATCTATTCCTATATGCTGCGGCTCCTTCATTGATTGGTTTGAGATTATTTGTTGCATCTATAACTTTCTTCTTTTTTGTATTTTTTTTTCTCAAGTTATATCTTTCTGTAAGAAAAGGTTACAAATATAATACTATATTATACACCTTATTCTTGCATTTTAAATTAGACAGGCTCCTCCGGCACAACTAATTTCTTCTATTCCTGCGGTATTATCTTCATGTTCTTTTAGTTGAGTATAGTCTACCTTGTTAAAGGTATTAAATAGATCGCAATAGATTTTCCAATTGTAAACATCTTTCATACAATAGGTTAATCTTCTAGTGTCTCCTTCAAAATACTTACCAGCAAAATTTTTCATTTTAGTAACAAACATTAATTTTGATTCGTCATCATTTTTATTTGCTTGATTTAAAGTAACATAGTCACATGCTGCCCATAGATTATTATCAAAAGCATTTAGTGCTAGTTCAATTAGACCAGAACACCATAATGCAGCATCTCCGTATTCTTTTACAATTTCTCTGCTTGTATAAACGGTTGTGAATGGTGCTTGAGGATAATCTTTATCTCCGCTTTGTGGAATAAGACTAATACCAGCAAAATATTTACGATTATCGTAGATATATTTGGTAACATCGTCCCATTCATCTGGCTTAACAGTTACGGTGTTGCTAACATTATGACTCAAATACTCTTGTGTGCATAACGATCTGTTCTTTCCAGACTGAACCCAGTTCTTCTGAGTGTCTTTAACAACAGAGAGCATTTCTACTGCTGGTAATTGATTTTTTAATTTTGATCCATCTGGAACCTCTATTGGGAATTTAATAACCTCATCAGTATTATTCGCAGACCAACGTGATTTTTCACAAGCCTGCTCATTTACTTTTTTGAAGTGTTGATAAGGTGCCTCTAAAATATTGGCTTGTACATGGCGTATGTAGCGCTTGGCATGATGAGGATGAATTCCCGAACTAGTGCCAAGCATACTACTACTTGTTCCTTCTGGTTTTAAGCAAGTTACTCTTGCTGCTTGATTTATTTTTATAGCTTTTGCCATAAGCTTATTGGTATCAACAGCAATTTTTGCACCATTACGTAGCACTTTTTCTGATAATACCAGATCATGCTTTTCCATAGTACCGGTTAATGATACTCCTAATAAAGCTTCTCTAGCAAAGATCTTACAACTAATATCTCCTAAATAATCTAATTTAGTAAAACCCGCTTGTAATGTTCCTATGATAGCAGCAGCCTTGCATCTTTCATAGAAATCATCTTCATCTTCTATTGATGAACAATTAATTGTAGTAAGATTGCATCCTTGCCATCCACTCTTTCCACTTTCTTCATCAACCGGCCACATACCTACTTCTACACATGGATTAAATGTCATCTCTGTAGAATCGCTCCAAATAAAACCTGGTTCACCAAACTCTTTAACGCTATTCATGAGCGTTTGGAATTCTTCAAATGTGGTATTGTCTTTCAACAATAAAGCAGAATTATTGCTTCGTGCTCTTTGTGGATTCTCGACATACCAATTTCCAGTTTTGGCCTTTGCCATTTCTTCATCATCATGACTAAACAATGCTAAACTAGCAGAACGCCTTACTCCACCGCTCAATACAGCATCACTACTATGCATGATAATATCATAAGCATCGACTGGTCTTAGTTTCTTCTGACCATCTTTAATACAACGATCTAGTAATGTTCTTATTTTTTCTAAGCCATTTTGTAATGGTTCAAATCCAGGAGCCTTACCAACTCCACTTGCTAGATTGGAACCTTTTGCTCTAATGTTTGAATAGTCAAATACAACATAGCTATTCTTATACATTTTAAATTCTTCAATTGGTTTGCTGAAATAGCTACTAAGAAGAACGCCTAGAGCATCTGCCCAACCTTCAATACTATCATCAATCATATATTTTACTCCGATAGCATTTTCATCAACTTCGTGTTCTAAAGTTGGAAGTTTGGCGATATGATGTTTTTGTACACTAAATCCTGTGCCGCTACCGCAAAGCAATAACCAGAAACATTCTTGGAAAAATCTTAGTCTGTCACAATATGAACTGGTACAGTTGTAGATCTTGGCGTGTCTTTTTAGGATTGGATCTCCACCAAACTGTAATGCTCTTTGTGAACCAAGAACCTTTTTCTTATACATCATATCATATGCCCAATCAATATCGGTTTTAATATCAAAATCAGCATATTGAGTATGCATCATATTACGCACACGATCAACTGCTTCTTTCCAAGTTTCTCTGCGATTTTCTTTTTCTATCCAACGAGCATACTTACTGACAAATGTATAATTTTGAAGTTCTTGAAGTGCGGACATATTATCTCCTATTGAGGATATTAACTATTGAAATGATCCCTAGAATTACAGTGGCCTGAAACGATAAATTTATCATTTCTATATTTGAAGAATTTAGCCATCTTTGGATCAAATAAAAAAATATGGAAACGTAAAATGTAAATAATGGTAAAATCATAATACACCGATCAGATGTCTCAGCCAATCTAGATTTGGTTTGCAATATATAATTTCGATACCACTCATTTCGACAAAAGTATCAAATCTTTCTTTTGCTGCCTTATCAAATAATAAGGTTCCATGATCATCTGTCATGTAAACTTTTTTTATTCCTTCTTGCCATAAGGCCGTTATGCAGTCGTTGCACGATTGGCCGGTGACATATGCTATTCCATTATCTGGTCTTACAACACAATTGCTGAGAGCATTTCTTTCTGCATGTACCATCCATTGATATTTATCAGGTCTATGAGTTGGTAAAGCAGTGTCATCGAGTCCTTTTGGAAAACCATTATATCCTGCTCCTAAAATTCTATTATGAGAATCTGTAATTACACAACCATGTTGCGTATGAATATCATGGCTACGCTGAGAAACAACTTTAGCCAAACCGAGAAAATAATCAGTCCATTGTGGTCTCATGCAGTTATATTACATGAACCGATGGAAAAGTCAATAGGGCTGAGACAGTTTTTACTTATTTAGCTTGTTATACAGAACCAGCGTTAGCACAGATCCTGCAACGCCCATAAAGAGTCCCGCTGGACTCAAACTGCTATATGACCCTATCAGATAAAGGATGGCGCCTCCCATATAAGATCCGGCTACCCCTAGCGCTACGGTTTTAACAAAGCCAAAATTCTCTTCGCCAGGAACTAAAGACTTGGCAATACTACCAACAAATAAACCATAAACAGCCCATATTAATAAATTAAACATTTGCAGCCTCCACTAGTGTTGAAACTTCATCATCCTTGAGATTTTCTCCTGTATCTAACAATGCTTCAGTAATCTTAATACCATATTTATTAAAGTCTTCTGATGAATTTAATTGTTTTTTAACTATACGTTTAATGCGCATTCTAGTAAACCATCCTCTTTTTTTACTATATGATCTAATATTTTCTCCATAAACAGCACATTTATCATTAGTTGTCATATTTTCAGTTTTGTTTTTATTACATTCCTGTAGAACTCTAATTACAGTTAATATGATACTAATCATCATTAAAATAGCAATAACGCTACCGAATTTTTGCTCTTCTGGTATATTAGATTGTTGAAGTACCTTTGAGGCTATAGCATTAAGTTTTGGATTATCGTTATTCATATATTACCTTTTAGGCTGTTGACAAGTTCCAGACAAACAATTTTGTTGAATAGTTATTGGAGAATGTATAACTACTTTAGGATTAGATGCTACTGGCGCTGCTTTTTGATCTGGCTCACAATATCCACAATTTACTTTACTTATGCCATCTCCACTAATATAGTAGCCTTTTCCTTTGCATATAGGGCAATCTTTTCTTTTGTATTTTTTATCTACTAGTACATTTTGAGCTTTAATAATACCACCAGCTAGAGTAACAGCAGCTGTTGTAGATCCGTTATATTGCTCAGAACCAAATGTAGTAAAAATTGATCCTATAAGCAGTATACCTATTAATTTATTCATCTTTATTTCTCCATGGCAATATTTTTTTGCGTTTGGGTTTTGGGATTTCTATATCTTCAACTGATTTTGGAGCAAATATTTTTATTAAGCCTAATATAAAGTTAGTAATAATACTTATTAATCTATTTAATGCTATTTGATCTAAAAGTCTCATTTTAGGCCCCACATGTATTGCCAGCGTTCCATGCTGTAGGAATAGGATCCTTAAGACTAGCCGCAACACCAGTTCCAGCGTACCCTGCACTAGTCCATTCTCCAATAGGAGCAGATTTGCAAGTTACAGGAATTTTTAAATCATTCCAAGTATAGTCTGTCGATGGTAAATAATTACTATAATCCCAAAAAGCACTAGTTATTAAACTTGATGGTATTCCACCAGTAGTATATTCTAATACATAATATGTAATAAAATTACCATTTTCTATTTTTCCTAAATGCCATTTATCTGTAATAAATCTCATTTGATAATTTCCATTACCATTATTAAGATTTATATATCGACCATTGGTTGAATCATGTCCATATGATCCTATAAGATCAGAAGCTGTAGGATCAGATCCAAACTTGCCATCAACAGAAATTAAATATATTCCTGGTAATGGCGATTCAAAAGCAGCAGAATCACACGGAATCAGTCTAGCAAATGCTGTTTTATTATTGGTACTTTTTAATGGTGGAGACTCAACTGTGGAGTCATAATCTCCCCAATTTCCTACTGGAATAGTTGGATATGATACGTTTTCTAAAACGAAGTGAGAAGTCGTATTATCGTTAAGTACCCACGAACCGCCATCTTGCATTATTCTTGGATAAGTATTTCCAGCATTTTTTGAATAATAAAGACTACTATTCCCATCAAGACTATTTGCTAAATAATATATTCCATCTAATCCACGATTAACAGCATCCACTCCTGAAACAATAACAGATTCTTTAAGATTCCAATATAAATCAACGCCAGGATATGAATATGTTACACTATTATTAACATCTGTTTTTACAAAATTAAATTCTTTATTTATCCAACTTCTTAAAGCTTCTGGTGTTGATGCGCCGTTGTAGTCTACAAAAACCATTTGTCCGGAACCTGCTTTGAATAATTTTGCTGTTGATGAATTTGTTTTAACAAGAGGATATATATTTTCTGGTAATCCAGAATAAACTACTTTAAGTCCTGATACTCCTTCAGTAATAAAATAATCACCGCTAGGACGAGCTTTGGAATCTATACAAACAAAATCAGCATTAATATAAGATCCTAAGCATGTAGCGGATATGCTTGTTGATCCTGTTGATACTGGAGTTATATAATCAAATTCATTACATGTTGTTCCGCTAGTTCTACAAGAGAAGGTGAATGTTAACCATGATTCCATTGGTGTTTTAGGTTCGAATAATCTTAATTCATTAATATTTGATGCTCCATGACTAATTGCGCCACCAAATTTTGGTCGTATGCCAGAAAAATTAACAAGTTTAGTATCATATGTTGTACTATCAAATGGTAATCCGCTTGCTGATGTTCTATAAGAAAAGCCAAGGTGTGCTAATCCGGTACACGATCCTGTTATAGCAGTTGTAGTATCAGAAAGATTATATGTTGCTGGATTATTTGTTATACCACTTAATCCAACTGTATATGGGCCACTTCTTGATGTTGCATAACCACTTGGAAAACAGTCTGTGTTTGGTAACCAATTAGTATGGGCCGCATTAGAAGTTTTGGTGCCGCTAATTTTATGTCCTACTGAATCTACTACGACCCAATCATTATATGATTCTCTCCATCTAATAGGCAATGCAAATCCAACAACTGCTCTGTGTCCTGATCCTGTTGGAAATGGACTTTGGCTATCAGCATCGGATGGTGCTTGCATAGCAGTAAATACAAACTGGGCCGGATAAGCAAATACTCCACTCAAATTAGAAGTATGCGTAGTTTGTCTTGCTGCTTCTACATATCCCCTATATGTTGGTTCTCCACTAGTTTCTGTTAAACTAACTAATATTTGATTGTAATAAGAAGATCCAGCATCTGGATATGGTGATAATGACGTTTTACTTAATGCAGATTGGTAGTTCCAATCTCCTTGTCTCCAATCAAAAACATATGTTCCACTGAATATAGGATCATATGGTATTTTAATTTCTATTCTACTAGATAAATTAGTTTGTGGTGGAGCGCCGCATAAAGCGTTAAGTCCTTGTGCTGGAACAGGGTTGACTTGACCGTTTGTGTTTCCAGATGGAAAATGCCAATACGGCTTGGCTAGATCTATAGGATGTGTTATTCTAGGATTTGAACATGCAACATTAGGATGCTCCCATAATGTAGCAAAAGTATTTGGACAACATTCTATACATTCATCTGTTCCTAATGAATTAGGAGTACATAGATATATATTTCCATTACTATATCTAATATATGCTTTATTATTAAAGTATCTTACATTTGGAGAATCATTACTCATTTAAAAATCTCTTATAGGTAAGTAAAACCATAGTCCGGTAATTTTTGCACAGGGAATCCATCAAAATTGCTAAAAGCATAACTGCCGTTAGCGGCTAACATTCCTGCGGCAACTTCTGCTCGTATAAGGAAACTACCATCTGGTATTGGTCCCCATTCTGGATGACCGCCATCGTTCCACTTACCCCAACTATTTTGAACCAGAAATAATGGTTCGCTACCAGTATCATCGCAGGCTATCCAAGCCATACAATGAGCCCAATTACCACTAGTATTGGATATGCCTTTTTTATCTCTTTTATTGCTAAAACCATAATTAGAACATACAGCTAATCCATAACCATTAGCTAATGCATCTCGTGCTTCTTCAATAGTTTGAATTAAACTAACGGTTTTAATTTGGTGGTCATTAGCTAAATCTATTACTGGATCTGGCAATCCTCTTCCACCCCAACCAGCGCCAAGATTACCATTGTATTTACTAAAATCAGCAACGCCTTTATAGTTTTGTCTTAATACTATTCCACCATTTTTACTAACAAATTCTGCCGCTCTGGCACAACTCATTCCTTGTCCACCGTGACCTCTTGCTCCGTATATTGCTTCTGTTGCACCCCTTGCTATCCAAGCTTCTTTTTCTCCATTAATATCTATTTCTACAGCTCTAGTAACATCACACGCGTTTCTTGTTCCATGGCTTACACAATCACCAGTAGTTTGTCTTTCTTCGTAAGCCCTTTTATCAAATTTTAAAACGCTTTTATATGGAGTAGACAATTTACCCTTGCCGCTATTAGAAAATCTTTTACCGATAGCATCTCCAAATAATGGATACTTACTAACCTCCATTAAATGATCAAATACATGCTGTTCCCATAAACATCCATTAAAACCTTTACGATAATTATTATATAGCTCGTCTGGTGTGAATCGTGGCATTATTTGGTTCCTTCGTTACATGCCCAGGCTAAATATTTAAATGATTGAGATGCTTGGGCTCTTAACTCTGTAGATAGTAGAACGTTATCGTCACCTATAACAGAAACTATAACTTCTTGTGCTTCTTTACCCAAATCAGCATATTTATCTTTAATATCTAATTTTAACATTACTCCAGCTAGATTATTTGCTTGACGAATGTCTTCTGTACTTTTAATTACAGTCTGATCACCATCTAATGCTATAAGATCAGATATATCTATATATAAATCCCTTAATCTCGCAGCATCTCTTTTATCGCCAGTGCTTAAAATAGTGGTAACATCTTTGCATTCTTTAAGAATATTATCATTATCTGGAGCTTCTAAAGATACCACGACATTATTTGGTTTTGGAGTAAATAGTGACGATAGATCTGGTTGAACTAATCCTATTAAAATCAATAATGCTGCTATAACTAATAATACTGTCTTATTCATGAGTATATCCTTTTATTTTTGATCTACAGATACTGGTGAAGATGGTGGGACGCAGGCATTGGGACTTAGGTATGGAAATATCTGATCAATAACTTTCACGGCTTCTGAGCAGTTGCTCTGTACTGCTAAATCCCTAGTTTGCTTCCATGATGCTATAAGCTTAAAAAACACATCCTCGTTTTTATTATCTGATTTAACTGGAACATTAATGGTGGGCAATACTGGTAGTTGAGAGCCTCCCTGTGGTGACTTGATTTTAGATACTAAATCAGACACTAACTTTTGTACTGGACTCATTCTATCCTTGAATAAAACCCATAATACTAGTCCTACGCCAGCATATAATGCTAAATCTAATGTTGTGACTCTGCTAGCAAATTCATTAAATGACTCTGTATAATTCATCTTATTTCCTCTTCTTTGTGGATTTTTTAGCTTTTACTTTTTTAACAACTGATTGAACTTGAACATATTTGTTTTTGAAAACACCAACTTGTCTGAATGTTGTTACTGTAGCGTCAATGCTAGCACCAACCAAAGCCATCAAAAAGGCTTTCATATACTTGTGCATGATTGGCTCTAGGAGATTTGGCACCAGTGGAATATCTATCACAGTAAACATCTTATCATAGAATGTTGAGATCGCATTCATAGCAATTATTTTTTTATCTGGTCCACTAAGATCAATTGCTATATTTTCTAACAATTGTACAGATAGTGCTACGGCAAGCTGTAGAATCTTCCATGCTTGTGCGACAGCAACTGTTTTAACTTCATTTAAAGACTGTTTAGATTGATCTACTAATTTATCTAATTCTAATTTGACAGTATCTAGTATCTGCATATGGTCTGACATATCCTGTCCTTTCATAATATAATACACCAGAAATTGATTACTTTTTTGGTTTTGGCTTGGTTTTTTTCTTAACTGTTTTTGGCTTAGTTTGATTCTCAGATTCTGCGCTAGAGATCTTGCTTTTTGAAAGTCTTTTAGATGCTTCTATTCTCTCTTCTTCTGATGCTGTACTCCACCAAGTTTTTTTAATTTCTTTTCTACTATTAACATATTTCCACAATAATGCCATTTGTCCACTAATTAATATAATGCTTTCCACACCATGACTAACATCTCTAATTAGATCTTCTTTTTGTTGAGCGTCTTCGCCAAACAGACCTATAAGATAAAAACCACTAAATATAAAACTAACTAATGTAAACCAAAATTCGCTAGTTCTGTAACCGGGTTTAATCATATGATATTCCTATTATTGACAATCATCAAAATAATATACTGGATCATCAAATTTATCATCAAATTTAGATTCTATATTTTCTATTTGTTGATCAACTGGAACATCTGCTAGGGTTGTTCTTTTAGCAGAATATCCTGTGGATGATGTGGAGCAGGTCATGCTTATTGTGTTGGTATCTTTATTTGTATCTATTGCTATAATATCTGTTGCCATATTTATGCCCTTTATTCTACAAGAACGCCGCTACTAATTAACAAACCATTGGATTTGTTATAGATCTCTATTTTAGATACTCCTGATAAAACCTGTAATAATTCAACTATTTCACTTGGATATTGTTGAGCGTTTAGGTTTGGGGTGGCAGCATCTATTGTAGACTGATCAACATATGAAGTAGTTGTATCGAATCTATATATTTTTGCAATATAATTATTTAATACTATTTCTGAAATTAAAGTGAAGTGTGAACTCATTATAATGTTCCATTTCCTGTGGAGGTTGCTGAAATACAATTTGGTGCAGAATCTGATTGTGTGGCATATGCCCAGTATCCTGCTGAACTACCTATGCTCTTATAAAACGCTGCTTTGTACCATTCGTTTTCGCTTGGTAAGAAATATTTTGCTCCAAAATCTCTAGTAGGAGATCCACTATTACCTGTCAACTGATACGCTCCATTTTCTGTCGTATTATTATCTTGAGCGCCTGATGGTTTACTATTATGTAGCCAATTACAATATCTAGCAGCATTATACCAATTAATTAAATTGACTGGTTTATTTCCCATATTTGATCTAACAGAATATGCGTAACTTCCTGATGATCCTGTTCTAGATATGCCTGACCTTGGATCAGTAGACATATCACTAGCGAATACCGAATATGTATCGGTTGATGCTATACTATTTAAAAATTCAACATAATTATTATTAGTAATTAAATTTGTAGACATCTTGTATGTATAAGATACTGAGCCATAGCCATTGAGATCAGCATTATTATTAATATCTTCAACATTGCTAAATATATTTAAACTATTTGGATCATCAATGCTAGCAATTCTAAAACCATATCTAGCTAATATTGTATTAGGATCATTATTTCCTCTATATGAAGAAGATAAGAAGAGAGTATCTGGAGTAGAATATGCTCCACCTCTTAATACTCTATTACTAGACACTAGTGTTTCTGTCCATTCCCAAACATTACCATTTAAATCATATATACCATATGGCGAGGATATTCCATTTGTACCAACTGTTGTTATATTGCCATCTAAAGAGTTCCAATCAGCACAATTATTAAAATTTGCAGTATTGCTGGTTAAGACTTGTGGCGCTCCATAAGATGCTGTGGGTGTTGGGGTTATTGTCTTTGTTGGAGTTATAGATGGTGTTGGCGTGACTGTTGAAGTTATTGATGGTGTTGGGGTTGAAGTGCTGGCATTAGTAGACGGTGTGATACTTGGAGTTGGACTATTGGTACTAGTCACAGTTGGAGTTGGAGTAATAGTAGATGTCCTAGTTGGAGTCAAACTAATGGTTGGAGTAATACTTATTGTTGGAGTAGGGGTTGGAGCTACTGGAGTGCCAGTAGGTGTTCTTGTTGGGGTTCTTGTTGGGGTTGGTGTGATCAACACATTTGGTGGAGCAAATCCACTACAGACGGTATAATATCTTATTTCGTCAAATCTATCTATAAATTTTGATTGTATCTCTTCTATAGTTAAGTCGCCAGGATAATTATCTCTTACAAGCCTAATTGAAGATTGGCCATTTTGTTGTGTAGAGCATACAATATTAATAGTATTTATATCTTTTAATGAATCAATAGTTAATATTTCATTAGCCATAATATTCCCTTGGTTAAAGATATAAAATTATACACCATTTGATTTATTGATTATTTATGCCCCGGTATAATCAGTATAGTCACTGCATTCTATAGAGATACCATCTAATGATCCAGGTACAACGCAGTCATTAAATACTATATAGGATGAGCTTGTTACTGGATCAGTCCAAGTTAGTATTACCCATGTTACTCCATTGTGACAACCGCCACTGGTTAAGCATTCTAGACTTATGTCTACTTGACTTTTAAATACTGTAGGATCGGTAACTGTAAAAGAGAATGTATCAGATACATCGCTACCGGTTGATCCATTATTCATTGAAATTGCATTACTAGCTAAAATAGTGCCTCCGCTGGTAACTAATTTAGGCATAAAATCTGTTCGATCACACCAATGACCTCCAGCACATGGTGAACTGACAGATCCAACTCCAGGAACTGTTTCTGTACCCATAAAGTTTTTGTAGAAAGCATATCCATTTAGTACTACTGGATCTGACGAAGGCTCGCACGGTACTTTTGGAGGAGTTGGAGTCGGCACTACTGTACTCGTTGTCTCTGGCACACAAGCACACGATTCTGGATCAATTACGTATCCACTTCCACAACTAGCGAACTGACATATTGTTGGAGTAACAGTAGGAGTTACAGTCATTGTTGGAGTTATAGATTGTGTTATGGAACATGTAGGGGTTATACTTGTTGTTATGCTTGGCGTTGGAGTAAGCGTTGAACTTACACTCAAGCTAACGGTAGGAGTTACTGTAACACTAGTTGTAATAGTTGGAGTAGGAGTTGGAGTTCTAGTTGGGGTCCTAGTGACCGAAGTGGGCGATATACTAGGAGTTGGGGTTGGTGATACAGCAACGCACTCTTGCAAACATTTGATGCTAATTTTATCTCCAACAGTATACGGCAATCCATTTTTTGAAACATCAACAGAGAGTATATTGTATGATACATTATTTAGATATACTAGTGTTGTAACTTTCCCAATATTGCTTCCGAAAGATTTAGTAATAATATTTGGATAAACAATAACACTATTATTAGAGTTACTGAATGTAAAAGTATATTCAGAACCTGGTGTGGCATTAGTTACTTCTACAATAATAGGTATTGGCTCAGAACATAATGAGCCTTCTAAAGATATAGTATTTGGACTTATTATTGATGTTAAAATTTTTGGAATAATAAAATCATTATATTTAATAGATGGTATTCCAGCTTCGTCTGATACACTTGTTGATATGCTTGTGCTCTTTCTGCTATCTAGACATCCTGTATGCTTTACTATTAACTCAAGATTTATATTTGCATTATTATTAATATGATCTAAATATGGAGCATTATTTAATGCATTAAAAGATAAATTATAATCACAATCAATATTATTATTATTTAAATATTTAGGACAAAGCTTTAAAATATTATTAATTTGATGTGTTGTAGACTGTGGATATATTACTCCAGATATTTGTTCTATATTAGCGGGCCAATTAGAAAATATAGAACTAAAATTATATTCATATTTTTGATTTGGTATTAAATTAATTAAATCTGCCGTGATTATGTATGTATTATTTGATTCGCTAGTGCTTCTAGTGAAATATAGGTTAGAAATTTCACAACATTCTTTTGGCATTGCGATAAATGATTTGGCATTATCTCTTTGTAATGTAATAGATACTGTTTTACTACTGTCAAAATATCCTTCAACATGACTAGCATCGCCAAATTCATTAGCTAAAATAGCTTTAGGAGGATCGTCAGATCCTGTGCCATATTCCCAATATCCTCCAATAACGCCTTTTGTTGGATCATAATATGCGGCTTTATACCATTCATTTTCATTAGGGATAAAGTATTTAGCATCACTAGTTCTTGATATTATTTCATTATTTATGTCATATGCGCCATGATATAAATCAGCATTAGAATACATATTGTTATGTAACCAATTACAATATTTAGCTACCATTAACCATGTAATAAACGTTACTGGTTTATTTGCCATATGGGTTTTAGTTACATATTTATTTCCAATATCATTGCATGATTTAAATTCTATACCTCCTATGTCATGCGATGACATTTTAGGATCGTAGAGTTTATGTTCATTTTTTCCATGAATATCTACAATATTTAAATAATTAATATATTCTTGATTAGTGACTAGATATTTAGAAATATAGTAAGCATACATAATGCGACCATACTTAGAAAATAAACAATCATCATTGCGATTAGCTAATGGTTCTACCGCAACTAGATTATTTAATCCTAATAGATTGTCTCTGGTAGCAATTCTAAATCCAAAAAGTCCTTCTTTAAGAGTACTATTGAAATAAAATGCTTTTCTATTATCTTTACTTAAACTATATGGATCAGTGTCCAAATAACATCCGCCTCTTACTATTTTTAAGTTAGGATTATGAATATCGCTATTTTCTAACCATTCATAAAGTTGTCCACTAATATCATATAGTCCATAGTAATTGGCTCGACCATTTGATCCGACAGTAGTGAGATTGCCTTGATGACTACCACCCCATTTTGCTAAATTGCGATAATTAGCAGTATTGCCTATGATATCATTATTCACTGGAGCAATAGTAAGGTCCATCTGAGCATAACTGATGTCTGTATTATCACTGTCAATAGTTTTACAAAATTGAAATACAGTATTTAAATTATAAGTATCTTTGATTGTTGTAAAATATCCGCTATTTGGTACTATAGAATTACATGTCTCTGAGCCACCGACTAATTTAAACTCATAACTGAATGTTTTATTTGTTGGAAGATTGCCAATTTGTATGTTCAATGGGACAACTAGTTTTTTATCATCATTAATATATACTGTATTATTTTTATTATCTAAAACAGATACTGTATATTCTGAATCAAAAATCTTTATACTAATATTGTCTATGTTCCATTCATATGATCCATTTTGCATTTGTACTAAAGATATACAATCAGATCCAAATTTGAGATATTCTTGTTTTAATTGTTCTAATAATGATTTAGCTAATAATATTGTTTTAGTATCAACTGATGATTTTTCATATATAGCTATATCTTTTTGTAATACGTCTATAGCAACACTATATGATATATGAGCATTATTTAATAATGCTTCTAGATTGGAACCAGCAACACCTATTTTAGTTAATTCATTTTTAATATTATCAGAAATATATTTTGATCTACTATGAACAATAACTGGAAGTTTTATAGGATAATCTGCTTCAGATTTTGTAATAAAATAATAAGATTCACCAGGATTCAAAAACTTTAAAGAAGAATCGGTATTTGGATAAACAACTAAGCCGCTTGATATTGTTGAAAATTGTAATCTATTGTTATTATCTTCTAAACTAAATATGGTAGAAATATTTTGAATAAAGTTTTTCCAATCAAGAACCGATGGATCAAATTGAGAATCTGACTGTGGACCATTCAATAAATCCAGAGGCTCCATAGCATTTTCTGGATATTTTTTAATAGAATATCTTTTTTCAATATATAATGGATTTTCTGGAGCTTCGCCTGATGGAGTTGAAGATACGCTTGGTGTTATACTTGGCGTTATAGAAATAGTTGGAGTATTGGTTGGAGTAACCGTAGGCGTTGAAGTTACTGTTCTTGTGACTGTTCTTGTTGGAGTAGCTGTTTTTGTTACTGTTACTGTTGGCGTTTGCGTCTTAGTAATTGTTGGTGTTGGGGTGCTACTTTTTGTAGAAGTTATGGATATTGTTGGGGTATTCGTTGGAGTTATTGAGCTAGTAGGAGTAATGCTACTTGTTATTGTAATAGTTGGAGTTTGTGTTGGGGTTGCTGTTGGTGTTGATGAAATATTGACAGTCAGGGTAGGAGTGACTGTAGGTGTGATTGTTGGTGTCTGAGTTGGAGTAGGAGTTACTGTTGGCGTTGGAGATGCTGGTGGCAAATCATTAACAATTCCTCCATCTCCATAAGCATTAACAGTAGTACATCCTATATCATTAACAGCACATGGTTCAGTATTATATTGTGTTGCATATAAATTATATGATAAAGAATTGGGGTTATAGTAAGCTGCTTTGTACCACTCATTTTCATTTGCTATGGCATACGTAGCATTTATATTTCTAACTATTGGATTGCTATTAAGATCATAAACTCCACTATATAAACTGCTATTTGTGCCAGATCCATTGTGCAACCAGTTACATATCATAGCAATATTTTTCCAATTTATAAAATTAACTGGCTTATTATTAAAATAAGTTTTACTATAATATTTGTTGCCAATGGTATTTGTACTAGAATAACCTATGCCACCCCTAGCATTTGTGGTCATATTAGTATTATATAATTTATTAGTATTTAATCCACTTGGATCAATAATGTTTAAAAAGCTTACATATTCTCCATTTGTAAGAGGATTAATCATGATACTATAATTATAGTTTACTTGTCCAAGATATTTACCTCCAACAGCATCAGTATCACTAAGATTACCACTATTTCCTATACCAACAAAATTACTAAAAGAATTATTATTATTTTTATTTGTTAATCTAAATCCAATATTAGAAGAAGCTGTGCCTGTTGTTGATGTTCTATATCCATACTTTGATATATCGGTTGAATTCAAACTATTAAAAGATCCACCCATCAAACTATTTTCTTCTGTCCATTCCCATACTTGTCCTGCTTGATCTCTGGTTCCATAAGAGCTAACG